TTTTCATTATTTAATCCGATATCTATATTATTTAAATTACGAGGGTAAGCATCAGGATCTGGATCAGGGAATGCTAAATCTGTAACCCAATATGGGATCATTGGTCCGTCTGTACCGATTTCTTCATTTCTTGCTTTTGATAGATAGGGGTCTGTCCTGCTTACTCCCTCAGAATCTACCCATACTAGTTTTCTATTTCTAGTAACACCATTTAATACTACATCCTGTTTATTAACATGAACATTATAAAGTTTAAATTCGTAGTTTCCCTCTATAGCACCTAAAACAGGTCTATCTAATACCATATAATTATCATTAATGGCATTAATAAACGTATATTCCTCTGATATATCCTCCCACTCTAGTTCACTATCTACTCTAATCTTTAGTAGTGAACCTTCCTTAATTAAAGAGGCTCCTTTTTCTATATTAACCATATTAGAAGATGTATCAGGTATATATAATTCTCCCTCCAAATCAGCGGGATAACTTCCGTTAATACCACAAATTCTTCTAAGATAATCATGATAATCATTTAACCGTAATTCTCTGTTTGGATAGTATTCATCTACATACGAGAATTCAAAGGCAAAACCTTCTTCATCACAAATTGGTGTAAGTAATACATCATCACTGCCATTTAATAGACTTATATTTTCTTTTACACCTGAATAAATCTTTATAAGCCTATTTTGTGTCCATTCATCTATGGGTGCATAATTAACTAAACCAGAGGATATGCCTGGGTACTGACTAAAAGATTTAGCCGAACTAGAAAATGTCCAATAAAATGGAGGAACTCCTTTATGAAGTTTTAGTATAGGATCAAGATTTTTAGTTAGATAAGCATCATTTAATGTAACAACACCTTTATCTTTATGGTATTCACCACTAAATATAAGTGTAGATTTATTATTTAATGAGGTCCTAGAGTTAAGTTCAGAATTAGTCGATGAAATAACAGAACTTCCACCAACGTCAAAAACCCTATACTTATAACCATAAACTGCAGGAAAAGTTTCCTCGTACATTGAAACTTCAAAATCAGATTTATTATAAACATAAGGATACCCAGTTTCAGGATCTATCTCAGTTGGGTCTTGTCCATAAATTCCAACTAACTGCGGATCAGAAAGTAAAGTATAACCATATTCGTCTGTGTAGTATATATCCGATAAATGTTGAAGACTATCAAGGATCATTGGGTATGGTCTATCATTTTCTTGGTAGTAGTACTTAAAAGTAACTGTTGCTTCTGTTAAGTCTATATCTGATCTTAATTGTATATGACCTAGGATAGGTCTAAAATAATTAGTATCACCGAATGTTGTTACATCAGATTCAGAGACAATGGCATCTGTTATGATTTCACCATTTATCAGCACTATTACGTCATCGGATGTAGCAAGATCTCCATTAGATTTTAGAATAGGGAACTTTTGAGATTGAAATGACCAATCATTGCCACGTAAGGATTCATCATTAACACTAAACGGCCAGATAAATCCACTTAAATTTAACCCTTCCCCTTCAGTGGAAGATTCATCCTCATACAACAATGCGATTCTATTAGCATAGTAATAGTACACACTTATTAAATCAGTGTCTTCAGGAACAAAACTAAGGGTAACTACTCCATGTATTGCATCTACTTCAGCTATCCCGTTTCCAATACTATAAGTACTAGGATCTACTAATGCTATATCACTTGGATCTTCCTCTTGTTCATATAAAACATTATTGACATAAATTTTAACATCATTTTTTGTAGCTAACTCTCCAAACTCTGATAGAATCGGATATTTTGATACCTGAATCTTTGTAGGATCTGAAAAAGGTCCTACAATTTCATCATAATATAATTCTGGTATTGGGTCCTTACAACTTTTTCTAAGATCTTCATAAAAAGTAACTAAAGAAACACCAGAAATGTCCATCATTAGATTTTCATCACAAGCTTTCTCTTGCTTTTTGCCATCCACCCAAGATTCAAATATTAAATAATCTCCACTCCCTGATGGTTCCGTATATCGAGTGGTTATTCCTTCATCGTCATTTATAGTTACTATTTTACCTGTATAGATATCAGTAGTCTCTCTATTTGAAACTACTCCCAATTCATTAAAAGTATCTATATATGACTCATCTGGTGTAATCGTATTATAGAAAGATTTCATTTCTTCAAATGATCCTTCTATTATAGTACCATCAGATTTTGTAACTTTTCTTATTATACTAACAGGTACTTCAATACCATCTTTTGTTACTTTTCTAAACGTTCCACTATTCTTAAATAAGGACTCTTTTCCTCTAAGCACTATAGATTGGATATCAAGAGACCCAGATTCGTTTCTATGAGTTTTAACTATCCTTTTTACATAACCTTTATCTATTGCGTATAATCTCTTATCTGTTTCAGTATCATTTCTTTCAATTAATGCATGATCTATAAACTTAGAGGATCCAATAAAAGTTAGATCAAACTGAATATACCAAGATTCATCTATTTCTTTAGGAATTGTTTCTGTTACAAATGAAGAACCTATGTATATGGTTTTTTTAGGAAAAACAAATGACCCTGTTGCTTTTAATCCATAAAATGATATTTCATCCCCTACCTTAAGATCGTCACGTTCTGTTCTATAAATTCCATTATCTGAACTGTCAAAAGAATAAAATAGAGTTAATGGTCCAGTGACTATGTGTGACCCGCTTACAAGATGGTAAACAACCCCATAAACATAGCTGGACCCATCATCTCTTAAAATAACAATATCTTCAATACTTAAAATTTTATCATGAACCCATGTGTTTACAGTTATTGAATCTCCAATAGATATATTTTTGAAATTTGTAATTAAATTACCATTACTATCTTTCACTTCGGTCATCATACTAGTTAGAACGACAAGTCCTCCCTCAAAAACTAATCCTTTTACGGTCCAGGACCCATTAGGATAGTCTCCATCTCTTTGTATAGATGTGACTGTACTTGTAAACGTAGTAAGTTCTACTAATTGATCTTTTGTTCCTTTGGCTACTTTATATACCCCATAAATATCCCCATTTACTAAAGGATTTGTTTTATAGGTATACGTATTACCATTTGTATCCTGTGTGATTTTATCTGATGGGCATCCTCTTATTGATAAAATATCTTCCCATATAAATCTTGTTTCAAATAACGTATGAGATGGTCTAATAAGATCTATAAAATAATATAGATCTTGAATAAAAGTACCAATTTGACCTGCAGGAGAACTTTGGTCTGCTGCACCAACAAGGATATCCATAACTAGTTTATGGGTATCTTTTATTGTGGTTGAGCTACCGGCGACTCTAGATTCCTTAAATAGTTCTTTTATATTTACTTTCGTACCTATTATATCAGAAAGGGAGCTATTCAAATTTGCTAAAACAGACCCACCAAAATAAGCATTTTTTACTTTTAGTAAAAAATCCCTATAACTTTTATCATTATATGAAGATCCACAAACTTTTTCATCTATAAAAAGTAAATCTCCTAATATTTGAAATAAAAACTCTGGTCTAGTCTTATCAAAGAATTGATCATCAGCAATCTCCTTCATTGACATAAGAGCTTTATATTTTTCTTCACTAAAAGTTCTAAAAAGATGGGCCAATAGAGTTACATTGGCTTCACTGTAATTATCAGGAAGTCTCTGTAGCATATAGGACACGCCTTTTTTGCCTTCAGAGTAGACAGTTTTTTTAAACTCTGCCCCAGCCCTAAAGCGAAGCTCTCCTAGTCTAGATTGAAGTTCATTATAGGACTCTTCCACAGTTTCTCCAAATAAGTATTACTTAATAATAGGCATTCCATGCACTTTATACAATCCTAATACTGATTTCTCTGTATTAGGGCCTATTGATATCTCGTTTACTAATGATGGGCACTCGTATGAAGAAAGTATAGCCAATAGCACTTCACCTTTTACCACAGGTGAAGTAATTATAGATTCAACTTTTACCAACATAGGTACAAATAACTTTCTTGGGTTTCCTATTAACATATCCTCAGATTTAAATCTTATCATTTCAGACGTATTACCATAGTATGTTAATCCAAATTTATCTACTCCACTAGAACTTAAAGTTACTATGCTTCCAGGAGTCCTAGAAACTCTTAAAGGTGCAGTAACATAACCTTTTTCTTCATAATACGAACTAAATGTTAGACCATAAAGATTGTAAAAGAAGGACTGTTGATTTAGAGAATCAAATAATGGGATTTGTGATAGTGGGGATTCAAACAAATCGGAGGCATACCCACCACCGCACCCATCAGAAGAGATTATCATACTTGGTAAGCAAGAGATAAAAGACACTTCCATTGTGATTGGTAATGGAGAGAGAGTTTGTGGAACTTGAGATCTGTATGATACAGATATACTAGAATTTGTGGCTACATTTCCCTTATCGGTTTTTACTAACACACCAACATATAAACTGGCATTTGTTTCTGATGTAGTAAAAGAAAGTATACCATCATTTAATTCAACATTTTCTAATTCAACTATTTCATTAATTACACCACTATCACTATCTATGGTCCAAGCATATGGCACATTCTTGACTCCATTCCAGAATGTTTCAATCCCTATTGGGATTCCTTCTGCACTAGTAAACCCACTCCCTCCTGAATTTGATATAGAATATGAGTTTGACCCGCTACTAGAATTAACCTTTAGGATGTTACCTTTGTATAACGAATCAACACCTCTTATTCTTTTACTAAATACGGAAACATACGAGTTTCTTAATGCTTCTGTTGATTCTACATTTCCTTCAGATGCTTTACCTACTGCAGTATCACCCTCAGAAGAAAGAGTAGACATTACCTCTGAAATTATTTCAACTACGGTATCCTTTACAAAATTACTTGTAGACCCTACAGTAACTGTCAAATTACTATTATCATCTCCAGAGCTTTCAATATTGTCTATAGGATATAATGAACCAGTTGAGTAATTTTTAACATATTTTACCCCTACAACAAAATACCCTTCATTATTCTTTGGGATTGTCACTGTTGATGTAACTGAATCCGTTATTACAACAAAGGAATGAAGTCTTACCATAGACCCAATACCTAATAATGAGTCAGTAGCACTAAAATAACCTTCTCCGAAATCATTAGATGTAATTTCTACATAATCATAAACATTATTCGCGCCTGTTGTAAGTACCCTTATATTTTTAGAAGTAGTATCCTCTGGCACACCTTGGTAACTATAAGAAGAATCAGTACTTGTTAAATATGTTTTAACTTGAACTGGTGTGGTAGGGATATTTGAAAGCCCTGTTCTGCTATAATCAACATATCCACCCTTTATATTATATTTTAATCCTGATACTCCTGGGAATCCAGTTGCCCCTACCATTGAAAGATCTACAACAAAAGAAGCTGATTTTGTTCCCATTCCTGTAAAGAAACCAGGTACGTCACTCCCATTATAATATGCATCATCTGTTACAAATTTAGAAGAAAAAACACTATAATCGCAATTATACATTTTATTTGTTAATGGTGCAAACTCTATTACCTCATTAACTAAACCATCCGAAGAATAAGGAACATAGGTAGTGTTTGAATCCGCTAAAACTGGACTTATACCTGTAACATCAAAAGCTTCAGAGTTGTAAGAGCTACCCGTACTTCCAAGTAAAGAATTTATTTGTGCGGCAGCAAGAGTTTCTGTTACTAGAATACTATTTCCTACTTGTCCACCGTTGCTTGTATTTTGGCTAATAGAAGTTCTTAATTTACCTGATAATAAATCATCTACAGATTTACTTAGTATACTTGTTAATGAGACGTTTGTGATCTTTTTTCTAGTATCCAAAATGTCTTCACTGATTATATCAGTATAGATAAGACCATCGGGTCTTATAGCATACGAATCATCAACTGAGGAACCATTAATATTATTTGTAGCACTATAAGGTTGTTTATTACGTCTTGTAACTAAAAACATTGGGATTGCATAGGAATATCCATCTACAGTATTTCGACATATGGATCTCCACAAGCCATAGTCCCCATTTACTGACCCCATATTCTCAAAAGGATAACTTCCTGCAAGCGTAGTAGAATTGTTAGGACCTCTACTATGAGCATAAGCAGACCCAAGGCCAGACTCCTGGTATTCGCTGAAATTTATATCTTCTACAACTCTTATTCTATATTGTATTTGAGTTCTTGCAGAAGTTTCAACACCTATTAGGCTGTTAATAGAATCGTTTACAAGATTCTTAGTAGAATCCGTGTTTACATTTCCTTGGAAAAATACTTTTTGTTGGGTTATCTCAGTACCAGCGTCTTGGTTAGTCCAAGATGAGTTAACAACCTTAGAAATTTCTCCAATAGCTCCTACAAACCAGCCTGTAGTTCTAGAAGGAAATGATATAGAGTATATGTCTGACCCAATATCTGTAGTGCTTGTATCGTATTTTTTCCAACGTGCCCCACCATTTTCTGTATTTAAAATTAACCCATTTGTTCCACCTATCCAAGCAATAGTACTTGATGAAAAATTAATATTAGCAGTGGTATTAATTGAGTTTATAATACCACTAGTCTCATGAGATATATATCCTGAATTTAATTGTACAGTAGCTGTGAATAAAGTAACACCACCGACTTTATATTCTGAAATAGCCGTTGCTAATTCAGTAACGGTAGGATAATCAGAAAACTTAAAATTAAAAGACTCTTCAGAAGAACTACTTGTCATCTTATAGTATATTGTTATATCTGTACTGCTTATAACCTATCTTGCAGATACAGGACCATTGTTAGCGCAACTAAGATTTATTGTGTAAGAATATGATTTTACTAACTCTAATGATAAAAGATCTTCACTCGTACTAGAATATTTATCTCCTAGTTCGGAATCTTCGTCATATATACTCTTTGATATATCTGACCAATGTGACCCGCCATCCGTTGTTCTTAGAATTAATCCACTGTTACCAACTATCCACCCATCACTCATATTTACAAACTGGACACTATTTAGATCCGTTGATAAAGAGACTTCTGTTGATCCGCTAGCAATCTTAATAGTGTTAACTACCCAAGTAGTACCGCCGTCTATTGTTTTTTGAAAGGCACCATTCTTTCCTACACACCATCCTGATTCCCCATCGTATAAATAAACACTTGTCAAGTCCTCTGCTGCTTGACTTGCATTTTGAATCAAAGTAAAATTAAGTAAATCAGTAGATCTTAAAATTGTACCTTTTTCACCAACAACTACAACTAGGCTATCATCATAAATGGCAATAGATGACAAATTGTCATAGTACCCGAGTTCGATTCTTGACCACGAAGACCCTGCATTATCAGTCTTATATAAAGTACCATTATTACCACAAAAGAAACCAACAGTATCATTTATAAATTTCACACAATTAATAGTGTATGATGTGGGCGTACTCATTTGGGACCAAGTAGCACCAGCATCACTTGAATAGCATAACAGACCATACTCACCACCTATCCAAACTTTGCTTTCACTTAAAGCAAATACAGACTTAATAGCACCAAGCTGTGTTGTGTCTGATGGCATTGTGGAAACACCAGTCATTCCTGCCATCTGGTCATCAATGAGTCCTCTCCAGACCTCTAAAAAAACACCGTCAACTCTATAACCCGTTTCAAGTGGAAAATCCTCTAGAACTATTTTATTACAATGTGTCTGAGTTGTATTAGTATTAGTTACATAAACAGGCCATCCATTAACAATAGCTATCTCAGGTATAGCATTATCTAACTCTTGAGTATAAAATGCATTCTCAATTCCAGCTTCAGCATAATAATCTCTATAGGAAGCCCACCCTGACCCATTGACGCGAGCGACTTTTCTCAAAAGATCTTGTTGCAACTGCTGACTTAAATTAAATTCGGAATCTAACCAAGGACGACCTTGCTGGAATACAACAGAATCATACCCAAACTGCTCGTTATCATAAGTCATTGAAACATCTTTACCAAGGTTCTTAGCCATATTTATTCCTTCTAAAATTATTTGCTAACAGCAGAAGCGTCTACTTCAATACTATCGCTACCAACAATTAAAAATTCTATATCATTTGGGATTATATCGGAGGCATACTCACTCCCAGGAGAGACATAAGTGTAATACGAGGCACTATAAACTTTTGATTGTGGAGCAGAACCATCTGTTGTTGATACTACTATTCTACCGTCTGCCATAATATAACCTCGCCCTAATGCCTGTGATACTTCTAATGGAGTATCAGATAATACTAGAGAATGATCTCCTTCATAAATAGCTCTAAATAGGTTAGAGTCCCCTCCACCAGCTACTGTACTATAATTAAGTACGGAATTAGCAGAAATAAAAGAAGTTATTCCCTTACAAGAATTATTTGAGTATACCTTAAAATTAGTCTTACCTATATAATCATTAGAAATAAATGATCCGTTTTTTCTCATCATACAAGTTATAGGGACAGTTACTCGCTTAACACCAACTACATCTTTAACTATCTTTATAATATCATCAACATAAGCTCCTTCACCTACATCAAGATTATTTATATAATTGCTCACAACTGTTTTTATCTTTGTTTCTATAGAATCCTCATCATACCCTAACAGCCTTGTCACCTCTAAAGAGATATCAACTTCATTTTTAACAGTATCTTTTATAACTACATCAGCAGCCCCATGACGCATTTCATCTATAGTGCTCTGGACATCTAATAGGGTATCATTTACTTTATAAACTATGGTTAAGTTTTGAGCATGTCCATAGTTAACATATACAGTTGACCCAGAGCGGATTTTACTATAAGCCTGTAAATTAAGATAGGTGTATCCATTTCCTCCTCTTTCTATAGTATAATCTGAACCAAGACTATAAACATATACACCATTTTCATCGGAGGATACTGTTATTGATTCTGAATCTACTCCTTTTTTAGCTAGTTTTAACTTTTCTGAAGCAAAAAAGGTATGAGCTTCCCCATCTACTACTGCTACTGAATCAGTTGGCATTGAATTGTATACATTGATTTGCAAAGAATCCTTAGCTATTGTGGAAGATCCATTAAATAATGGATCTTCCAATTTTAGAAGGGTATAACATTCTTCGGACAAAGTACCATCTATATCACCAGTCACAGAAACAATTTCCTGAACAGGCTGATTTTCAAGGATATAAGCATCTGATCCTTTGTATCTATAGTCCACTTTAATAATGTCCTTAGTCGCCATACCTATCTTTAAATTATAGGAAGTCAAAGGGATATTGATTATATCGCCATCTCCATTAACAAAAGAATTATCTTGTGGTAAATAATACTCCTGGCTGTCCCTAGTCACATTAACACATGAAAGGACTTGGACTATAGGAGTTTCTGTTGTTACATTAGTATTTAAGCTTCTAATTCTAAAATTAACAGCATCTATAATAGAAAATATCTCATTATTACTAGCCCCAATAGGACCAGCATAAGAATATGCTACAGTATCTTGTTTTTCCCCTATATTATCACTATTTATGTAAATATCAACTTTACCTCCAATATGCTCCCCTGTAGTCGAATCGATATCACGATACATCATATCATCTTTAGCTTGGACAACTTTAGCAAACTTAACTCCAGGAACAGATAATGCTTTAAGAAGATAACCCCCTCTTGTCCCTGTATCTAATCCAGATATAGCGAGTTGTGTACGATTAGCTAATGCTAAATTAGATTCTTTATCAGTACCCCCTAAAGCTGGAGTATCATTTGTGACTTTAAATCTAGAATCACAACCTGATTGAACTATAGTGATAGAACCAGAAGGCACATTACCATAGGATCCTATAGTACTACAAGTAACCGATAACTCTATTTCATATCTGCTTTCTACTGAGTTCCAAAAAGAAGATCTGGTATCATATGAAATTTTTCTATAACTATCTACTGTGAAAGCAACAGAACCCCCAGAAGCACTATAACCGCTAGCTGTTGTAACAACAGCATCTTTGTTGACATACAAACCCTCAGTAGGGATCGAAGTAGCGTAGAAAATAACTTTTGTAGTAGCATACGTAGAACCTTTTCGACTAATGTTATTATTTGATGCCTTTTTATCAAAAAAAGAATCTATAAATGATTGAACTGTTGAAGAATCTGTTACTTTTAGTGCTGCTTTAAGTTTCATTTTATTTATTGATGTGTCTACATCATCGGAAACTCCATCACCATTCTCATCATCAAACCGAACAAGTGCTCTTATTGAGTTTGTGGTAGCAAAAAAATCTTGTAATACATAAATACTTGAAAATTCTTCTGAAATAGGATCTATAAAATCCCTATATACTGATGAAGGAATTAAAGTTGTTTTTGCATCTTTTCCTATCATTCTTTGAATCATACTAAGAACTATTTGGTCTCGTGTTCTTGCTGGCATTTCTTTATATACTGCAGCAAACGTTATAAATCTTGCTGATACCTCAGAAGAATATCGACTCTCTTGTACTTGATCCAAAGTCCTATTATATAGAACAGTAGTGGCTACAAAATAAAATGTTGTGTTATCATCATAGGTACTTAGAGAAAGCAAACCGTTGCTTATAAGACTTGAAAGAACTGTACTATTTAGACTATAAGAGTATTTATTTACATCATTAATATAAAAGGTTTCTGTCTTTACTAAAACACCTTCACTTTCTGTTTCACTTGTAGCTTTTTGTATCTTATACTCCTCAACAGAGGTTGGCACCTTTATAGGTGTGTCATTCATAAGAGTATAGCCTGAACCAGTAGTTAAAGAAACATAAAAATTAAAACCAAGAAACGTAACAGTATCATAGTTAGAATAATTTATTTCTGAACAAGTTGGTACTAACTCTGTATTACTTCTTACCACACTTAAACCTGTAGGTACAGTAGTCATTGTGGTGTCTTCATCAAACGCTATTCTTAACAATGATAAAGATACTATAGAAATAGAAATATCATCAATCTCTTCAGCTAATTCATTAAAAGCTGTAAATTCCACAGCTAGTACATCATTTATATCCCAATCAGTTGCTATATATTTAGCACTAAATGACCATGTCCCTGTATCTTCATCCTCTCCTAATTCTTCCATCATTATAGCATCTGTTAAATAATTTCCAGAAAAAGAGATGGACTTACTTTGACCTTCATTTACTAAACACCATCTATAAGCAATCTTTGTGATTGTATTCCCTCTAATACCAGAAACATATTGAGATCTAGAGGATGTTCTTATAACATCCCCACTAATTATTTCTTTAGGATAAAGTATTGAAAAAGTTGTATTCATCAGTGAGCCCTAAGGTTTGTTAATTCCAAAAGTTGTGTATAATCATAAGAAGAACCACTTTGACTGTGGTACTGAACAAATACTTCCACGTATGTCGGGTCCTCTTCGTCAAAAGTCATATCGATTTTTTCAACATCACCAAAAACTTCATCTGGGGATACCTTTGTGTTTGATCCTTGATTCTTTATTTGAATAGATTTTAGATTACCTAAGGCTGTTCTTATTGAGGACTCTATAGAAGATGAAATTGCTTCTTGATCTGGTACTTTTGTACCAACTATCCCCTTAATTCCACACCCAATCCAAGAATGATAAGGATTACTTTTTAAGGTAGTTGTTATCAATTTCTCTACATTTTGTATCAATTGATAAGGACCTGAAACTGTTTTTGGAAAATTTGATGGACTTTCAATAAAATCATCAGCATAATTAGTACCCATGCATATTGGGCAATATTGCTCGTAAGTAGAAAAAGTTACTTCGTAAACAGGTAATTCATAAAGATCAGGCTCTTTTAGCTTTATATAGTAATAATTTGAATCCGAATATAGGATACTGTCTTCTTTAACAAAAGAATACGTTTCACTGTTAACTTCTAAACCAAATCTATACAAAACAACTGATGTTCTTGAAGAAATAGGGCATGAAGGACGCAAAGAGATATAATCAGATTCAAGTGTTATCTCCTCAAATCTTAATCTATGATCACACCTGTTTTGTATTTTTATATCCTTGGTGGCCATTGCAACAATTCTTTCTTGAACTATAAAGCCCAAGACTTAAAGTTTCTTTATATAAAGGCTTCCAATTAGGAGATTATCCTCGGGATAAATAGATCTGTGCTCTTGTTATAATAGCAGAAGCCTTGCTTTTATAAGTACTTTCAGACATACTTAAGTTTGATCTGTAGGTTCCTACTAAAGTTTTATACTCGCTCTCATAGGAAATAGCTAGAGAATAAAACTTTTTCGATCTAAGACTAGAAAGTACGGAATTTAATCTGGCTTCTATAGAGCTGTCTGTTTGTCTAGATTTAGATGATGTTGTACTGGTCGAACTAGTATTAGAGGTTTGTGCATTTGATACTATAGAAGACAATTCCTTTATTAAAGAGTTTAAGGATGCTGCATCAGTGCATTTTTTAATACTCTGTACCTTTGAATTAAATTGATTTGTTACTCTAGTAGCAAATAGTGAAGAACCACTAGAATTTAGAGATGAGACTTTTTGATTAAAATCATTCTCCAATGCCTTATAATGTGAAGTTTTTAAATAATCTATCCCTAGGGTGTCTCCTGAGATATCCGAATACCCTAAAGCTTCTTTTATAGCTGTCAAGGTATCACTTGTTTCTGTCTTTGCTTTATTCCAATCATCTTGTAGCTTTTTAAGCCTCGTAGACTCATCGTTATCACATACTGTAAAAGATTTTGGAAATTGAGCTGACATTATGGACATATTAAAATCAGACACAGCTTTAGAAACGGGGGACACTGGTAGGGGGGACAGCCCTAGAGCTACTAAATTTATTCCTATTTCAGTAGTGTGTGATTCTTTAGCTATCTCATTTACCATATAATCATTCAAAGCATTTTTTGTCTTTTGATCTCGTAATTCACGATTTTTTTCAAAATTTGCGGTTACTTGTTCTTCTGTCGTCAGAGAATCTACAAGTCTTGCAGAGCTTTGCGAATAAAATTGACTCATTAAATTATCATGGAGAGGTCCCTCATTGATCTTATTTTCAATCTTTTTATACTGTTCCCCTATAGAAAGTAATTTTTTATTCATTGCTTCTATAGTAAGATTAACACCTTTTACCAAATCTACAGACGTAAGAAGATACTTAGACAAGTAACATTTATACTTATACAATAATTCAGGATTCAAATACTTGAATTCTGAAGGAAAACTTCTAGAATAAGTTTTTATTAATATCTTAATTCTATACTTTACTTCAACTACTTTCTCACCTACATCTTTTTGCGGTGTACTGCTTGAAAAACTAACATTTACGCCATTTAAACCCTGTATATTATATTCTCTTAGTATTTTTAAAATAGAATTTAATTCAGATAAGGCTCTATTTGCATCTGCTCTAATAGTATTCATTCTATTTAAAAAATAAGTTTCTTCCTTTACATTTACATCAGACATCAGGAACCTTCCTCGAACTTAGCCTTTTCAGATTTTAATTTTTTCAAAAGTTCAAGTTTCTTTGTTGCTGTGAGTTTTGCTTTCAATATTTTAAAATTTATTCTTCGTAAAAATCTATCTTCATTTCTTATCTTCAATAAGGTTTGACCACTGGTAATATTTAAATCCTGTATACCGTAAACATTTAAATCGCTATTTGCTGTTGCTGTGTTATCCATAAAATCCAAAACAGATAAATAAGATGAAGAAACACTTCTATCCTCAAACTCTGGTAAAGTTCTAATTGGATCTTGTCCCATTTTACCAGAAGAATTTATTGCTGGAGAAGGATAAAAACCATACGAGGTTAATTTAATATCCTCTACTTTCTTAAGATTTACAATATAGTCTAGTAATTTTTGAATCTCATCTTCTATAACAGGTATTGTAGCCATTCTATCAGAATGGGACATAATAGCCACTTTTTCATATCTCTCAAAAGATATTCTTTTTGATGGCTCTACAAAACTTTTTGGATCATGAAACATAATAGCACTCACTAAAAAAGACGTGTTATAAACTCTATTGTTTTCTGAACATACTCATGGGAAGCTAAATCATTTGTTGCAGACTTTGTTTCCTCATAAGCAGCTTTAGCCTTTTCAAAATTTCCTTCACTTCTTATTTTAGCTACCCCTATTGAAGTCTCTTCTCCAACCCTATCCAAGGATTTATTAGTAGGTGCCCCCGCTAAAATAACCATTCCAGCATATACAGAACAGGCCCCATCCTGCTTTATAGCTTCAGCCATGGCACTTGGTATTGTAGCGGCACTAACTCTGTCCCTAAACCCTGTTATCCCTCCATATTCTGCAGGAATTACTAGAAGACTAGCACTCCCGCTAAGTTTAAATGCAGATAACGCCTCAATAACAGCTTTTATTTTAGCTATTAGATCCGCTAAAAAATCTATCCATTTCTCAAGTAAAAGAATAAACCTATCAAAATGACTTGAACTTGTTGTTGATACAGCCCCAAATCTTTTTGCCAGTCCGTGCATGCTATCTAATAAAGAGTCTAACTCTGGACCAAATAAACCTCTAAGATTCGTATTTGACCAGTAAGGTGGATCTCCAGTGGCTACTCCTTTTAGTAAACCGTCTGGTGTTTCATAATTTGATTCTATAGCACTTTGTGGTACACATGTCCTGGCTGTAGCAGAAGTGTAGCTACTTATAGTCTTACAATCAACAATGTCATTTGTTTTGCTTAATAAATAAGGTGTAACCTTATAATAGTAAGTAATCCCATCTTCTACCTCAAAATCAGTAAACTCCATATTATCATCTGATCCTGAGATATTTACAGAAACCCCTTTATTGAAAGAATAATCTATATACTCTTTTGTAGTTTCATTTTCATTTGCTGTTGCATTTGCAAGTTCCTTATTTGACCTTGGACTTCCTTCAGCAGTTTTACTTCTGTCTATCTTGTACCCATCTACTGGGACACCAGCAGGTGGTGACCATGTGAGTTTTATTCCAGGGTATTTTGCTCCTATAATTGTATCCGTAGATATATATTCCCAAGCAGCTTTAAAACTACTACTATTCCAAGCATTTGCATTTTTATAGTATAATCCAGGAGTTGCTGACAACCCTAAGACTGGTGATAAAATATTTCTATTTGGTTCATCTTGCAAAAATCTTAACAAAATCTCAAAATCTTTAACCAAATCCCCTAAATTTGTACCAGCAGTTAATACAACAACTAGACCCCCTACATAATCCCCTTCATAAAAAATGGGTCGATTTGGGTCTAATTTATTTGTCATTGCTTTTTTCACTTTTGACATAAAAGCATCAAAACCACCACCGGCTTCTTCATCTGGTTCAAAAGGGGAAGCATTTGGGACAACAGGTAGTACATATAATCCTGTTGAAGATAGACTTACCATTAATTCTTCTATAGATTCTATTATTGAAGAAATTACAGCATTTATTACTTTAAGAAGATTATTGTAATCCGTTTGAAAAGCATTTATCAATTTACCTAAAGTTTTAAGAATAGCGATTATGCTTTCGCACATAGAAATCATACTATCAAATGTATTTATGGATTTACTGATGATTTCATTATCAGTATATGCAGCAAGGGATATAGTTTTTGATGCCTCTCTCCATTTATCACTAGAACTAGAAGACGCTGGTGGATCCTCAGTATCATCAGCACTAATAGGATCCCAATCAATTGAAGATCCTAGTATCACCAATTCTGATTTTTTTACTTCATCAGCCACTTTTATTTACCTTTTAAGTTTTTTACATCTTCTTTCTTATTATTCATAAATTTTATAAGAAGGGTATTAAGATTCTCTAATTGCGTGATAAGCGGGTTACTATTTCCTTGACCTACTTTTACCCAATAAGGATTATGGTTATCATTCATTGAGGTAACTCCTTTTTAGCGGAACTATCATATTAGCAGTTCCATACATCCTGTTTAATAGATATTTTAACCAAGATTCACGATTAAAAACAAGGGCTTCATTTTTCCATGAAGTTTCTATCTCTGTGAGTCTTTCATCTATATCAGATGAAGATAAATATGTCATTGCTAAGGCACTTGTTGCTCTATTAATTAAATATATATCAGAAGTGACATAATATACTACATCAGAGGGTATGCCAAATACTAGACCTAGGTCTGACCCTATTGCTAATAGCACCCCAGTCCTTATAATTAATGTTTTATAAGAGTAGTTATCTGCATAAGAAGAATTTTTAACACAAGAGACACCAGAGATATTATTTATTCTTGATACGAGCGAACTTAGTGTGGTGCTTTCACTATAGGCAATAGTTGTTGTTACTGTACCTACTATAATAGATATAGAGGTACTTGTGGTTGTAATTGTAATAGTATCAGAATATTCATTTGTAATAGTTATTGCTAGATCCATATAGAATTTTGCAGTACTATTTGTTGTGTACCCTGAATAGTATGTAGTAACTACAGGAGGCGTTACTGTGCTATCTGTATAGGTATATGATTGTTTCTCTGAGGTAGGAATGCTCCAACTACCTGGTAGGACTGTACCGCTTATTGATCCAAATCTAACCTTAGTATCTTTTGAAAGCAAACTAGAGGTAATAATAACGGAATCTTGGTATATTATTCTCGGATCTTTTCCTATTAGATCGCCAGAGGAAGACTCTATTGATAAATACCCATTTTGAGTTAGACTATTATTAGCATTTGCTCTATCAAAAACAACAGATATAATTCCACACATAATTAAAGAAGCGTTGAACTCAGTTGATTCATTTATTGATTTTGAAAATACTTCATCAACTGATGATTTTGAAGAGGACATAGCTATTGAAGTATCATAAATCTCAATCATTTCTACAGCTTCAGTATAAGAAGTTTTAACAGCCTCCGTTACATCTTCTACATTTTCATCTTCTACAGTTATTTCATTTGCAGATTCACGAGCTTCTGTCAAAACAGCTAATGTATTCTTCGAAGCATTTGTTGTAATTGCTGAAAGATCACCTATATACTTAACGGGACCGCCTGAAGAAAAGTAGGTACCAGTATAGGGATCTGTAGCACTTGCTGGGATCCATCCTCTTTTCAATTTGTCATCAATATCAATCAGTAGAGAGTATATTCTATTAGACTCATTTATTCCAGAAGATTCTTCTACTGATACGTATTTATTATAGCCTTGAATAGAATTAGACCCGTAATAAGTACCTTCCTTAAATCCTAAAGAATCCCACCCAGGACTGTCTTCGGTTATAATTAAAATAATAGCTTCGTTAGCATTAAGACCCCTAATTGTTAATGCATCTCTATAAGACTTTGTACTTCCAGTATTAGGTAAAATCACAGGCCATTCGGATGTTATTGCTTTGGAAAGCTCTGAAGCTAAATCTGGCCATGTATAAACCTCCTCAACTAAAACACTAATATTTTCGTTGTCAATGCTTTCATCAATAGCATCAGCAAGATCTTCTAGGGTGTATTTTCCTTTGCTAACTGTGGCTGTTTTTTCTGACCACGTAACTCCGCAATCGTCTGAAATTTTATAAGAAAGTGATAAATCTTCAGATAGCTTTTTCTTTCCTTTGGATAAAATCATAGAACTTTCAACATAAAATCCGTTATACCCCTTATTATCTACAAAAGATATATCATATATATCTGAGGAAACTCTGTACACTGTAATTGGAAACTGTTCGCATGAAACCACTTTATCCTTAGAGGAAACATTCTTTCCACCAGATATGTTTTCAGTTAATAAAACATATCCTTCCGTGTCTACATCCTCTATAGTATATTTATTAGAGGCACCTTCTATTGATACCTTCATACCTGTAGTTAATAGAACAGATGAATCATATTCATCAGAATATAAAACCCCTTTATATGTGTTGTCGTTTTGCTTTACATTAGCGACATAAAAATCACACGCTGGTTGGTAGCTCGAACCAAATCTTCCATCCTCTAGTGGATTGTAACCCTGGTACCCTATGGGAAAATACTTAGAACTTCCTAGTGTAGCCTGAACGCTAACATCCGTCCAATTTGAAAGTCCACCATCAAGCAAATTATTTCCTATTTTTTTACCGGATAAGTCTTTATATTCTGTTGCAAAAGTTTTCATTCTATTTGT